AGCAGCAAAAAATCCTGTAAGCATAGTTAATGCGTTATAATTTTTCATAGTACGCATACCAATGCTGTACCATTTAGTAGGATCACTAGGTAAACCATATGTGCCTCTAAATAATTCAATAGAAGCTTCCATATCTTTAACATCTGTATTTAATAAGTTTTTATGTTCTGCTCTAGTTATTTTTCTAGTAGTTAAAAGATTATCATAGTCTTGTTTAATACCTAGCAAACCTTTGTCATATAAACCTTCAAACTCTTTGTTAAAAGCTTTGTAACCAAGACCATTTGGGTCACCATATTTACGTGTAAGTAAAATATCAGGTGTCATTTGACGATAATATGTTTTCATTAAACTTAAAATATCATCAACAATAAATCCATTTTCTTGCAATTTTAATAATGCATCTTTAGATAAGTTTAATGTTCTTGCTCTAGTTGATCTAGCAAATCTAGGTTTTTGAAAAGCAAATCTAGCTGCTTCATCACCTAATACTTCTTCGTATCTAACAAAAGGATGGTGTGTAGATAGATCGTCAACTAATTGATTTAATTTAGTTTCATTAACAAATCTACCTTGTCTAATTAAATCTTCTTTAATAATTGCTTTAAATACATCTTTATTTTTATCAATAGCTGGTTTATTATAAATAACGTTAACATAGTTTTTTCTAAGTCCACCAGATTTATTAATATAATTTATACGTTCATTAAGCTTTTCTATTTTAGCAAGTATTTCTTGTTCTGTCCAAACTTTAGATTTTTCATTTTTAAACGTAAACTGAGTTGATCTTTTTTTTTCTTTTTTCATTTTATTAATAACACCTTCCCAAAAAGATAATTCTCTTTTAGTAGGTTCTAAAAATAAATCTAACTCATTAGCTTCTTTACCTATAGGCCCATATACTAAATCTTCAGATTTACGTGCAGCTTCAGCTACTTCAGGTATAGAACTTTCCATATCTTTTAATCTAGCTTTTGTAATTTCAGAATTAAATTGACGTTGTGTTAATATACCTTCATCAGCTACAATATCATTAAAAGCTAAACCAATATTAGTTTGTGGTGCAGTTTTTTTACTACCTTTTTCTTTGTAAACTCTGTTTAAGTATTTAATATATAAATCTCTAATTTCTAATTGCGCCTGTACTACAGGTGCTTCTCTCATTTTAAGTTGTATTTCTAATGAAGAATCAGATGCTTTAAATCCAAACTTTTCTGTATTTTTATTCATAATAAGTGGAGTGTCCAAAACTTCAGTAATCATTTTTTTAGCAGTTAATGATTTACTTTTTTTAAGTCTAAATACAGGAGTCCAAGGGCCATCTTCACCAAAGATCCATAAGTTTGATTTTACAAATTGTTCACCAGCAGCTTCACCTTTTTTAGATAAAATTTTTACATCAGGATTACCAGCAGATCCTACACTTCTAGTAGATGGATCTATATGCAAACCATCTTCGTAATTAGCTTGATTACCTGTTTTAGCTTCAGAGTAATGATATTGCATATCTTTATCTTTAACATTTTTTCTAACATTAGCTGGTATTTGAGTTGTAAACTTATTAAACAATGCAGGTAATCCATAACCTAAACCAACAGTCCATGGAACCATGCTATCATCTCTAATTGGATCCATAGTTTGTTTTAATAGTTCTTCTGTAGTTAATGCAGTACCAATCATTAAAGCACCTCTAGCTTTAGTAAATAATAAAGCACTAGATGGATCTGCAACAAATCCTGTTGCACGACCTAATTGATACCAAGGTGATTGAGTATCATATTCAGATCTTTCTTTTAATTTTCCAAGTATAGCATTAGATTCTGCTCTAGATTTACTAAGAATAAAATGATCCATAAGATCATCAAGACCTTGTAATTGAGGATCATTTAATGGATTATATCCATCTTCTTGTGGAAAATCTTGATTATCTTGAAAAAATTCAAATGCATTAGCAAATAAGTTTTCTTCTTTAAAACCACCAACAAAATCTTTAAATGTACCTGAGTTATCTACAACAATATCTTTTTGTTGCATTTCAGCAATTTGTTTATCTGCTGAAGGTAAATTAGCACCTAATACAGTTGCCATTATTCAAAATCCATTTGTTCTTTAGCCCTATCAAATCCTTCTTTGATAAACCTATTTAACATTAATTGATTATCACCATAGTATTGATTAAATACGTCATTACCCATTTGATGTTTAGTAATTGCTAACATTACTTTTCTAACATCTTCAAACTTTAATAAATTAATTTTATCTTCTTTTAATAATCCAAAATCTTTTTGTAATATATTGTAAAAGTCAGATTTATTAATTCCGTATGATTTAGCTATATCTGTTACAGTAGGATGATCACCATAATCTTTATTAACATTTAATTTAGATAAAGTAGATTTAGCATACATAGAATGTATTGAAGCTTCATAACTATCTGATGGTCTAGCAAATGTTAATGTATTACCTGACTTGTATTGTAATTGACCATTATATATTTGATTAGGATTAGTAACTATACCAGTATAATTATTTGTTCTAATATTTAATGGCATACTTTGTTTATTATAATTATTTTCTACAAATAATTTAAATCTTATATTTGTATTATAATCTGTCATTGGTGTTTTATGTGGTGGGAATGCAGCTTCTAAAGTTTTTTCTATAGAGTTACCTTGCATACCAGCTAAAACTTTATTACCTTTATCCATGTTGTCTAACATAGTTCTTTCAATTTTAGCTAATTTATTTTTTTCTTTTTCATAATCAATATCTTTGCCCATTAAATTAAATAAATATTTAAATGGTTTAAATTCAGCAGGTGTATCTTTAAATGGTACATCTGTAACAAATAAACTAAAATTAGATGAAGCTATTCTAAATTTTTCCCAACCATAAAAAGCACGTTCAACTATTTTTTCATTATCTTTATTAATGTATTGACCATATTCTTTTTTAAAATCATCTAATGCAGCTTTAGCAGCAACCATTTTAATATTACTTATAGTAGCTGGTAGTTTAGTTTCAGGACTAGATAACCATCCTTTACTAGCACTAAAATATTCATTTTGTTTTTGCACAGGTATTGTATCTCCATTAGGATTTTTAATATATAAACGATAACGAGGTTTTCCATTTTCATCAGCAGTACCTGCAACAGCTTGTAATATTATAGAATTTTTACTTGTTAAAATATGCTTACGCATAAAGTCATAATCATAAACATTTCCTTTTTCATCAGAACCATAATATTGATTACGTTCACCTTTAGGTATAGTATTAATCCAAGCATTAAACATACCTAATGCTTCAAGTCTAACTTCTCTATCACTTACTTCAGGATTAGATTTTTCAAAAGGATTAGGTTGGTATTTATAAGTATTTTTATTTTCAAAATCAGAATGATATTTAGTAAATCCATAATTTAATTTATCTAATTGTTTAATAGTTTTTTTTAATGCTAACTTAACTAATTTTTTATTATCTTTATCCGTCATATCTAAATTAGATGGATTCATAGCTAAAAAATTATCTTTAGTTAATTCAGTAACTTTAAATACTAAATCTTTGGGATATTCAAATTGACCAAAATCAGGTATAACATTTACATTTTTTCCCAATATACCTTCAGTTCCAATTGATCTAACACCTAATTTAGTTTCTCTCTCACCACGTGTTTCTATGATATCAATACCAATTGTTTCTAAAGCTTCATCTACAAGAAACTTTCCAGCAACATTTAAAAAAAATCTTGATCCTTCTAAATTAGTCATTTCATCTCTAATAAAATTATCTAAATCAGATTCTTTTCCATTAAGTTTGGTGTTAAGTTCAGTATATTTTTCTTTAAGAGGTTTAGTTGGATTTCTCCAAGCTTTAACTCTTTCTCTTAAATTTTGTGTAGATAATGACTCCCATCCATTTTGAATAGCTATTTCATATAATCCAGTATTATTACCACCAACATCAATATCACCTTCATTGCTAATTCTTTTATAAACATTTAATCTATTGATAAATTGTTTTTGAAAATCATCTGATTCTATATTCATGCTTTCAGGAGCAAGATATTGTTTCATTACAGTTGGTATATAATTAAGTTTTTTAAATAAATCTAATATTGGGCCACTAGCTTTATTATTAGGATCTAATAAAACATTAACATCATTAATATTATAATATTGTAATATATCATCAGCTAATTCAGATTTTTGATCTTCTGTATATTTATTAATTGTATCTTTTCCATTAATAGCGTTCTCAACTCTTTCTAATCTAATTTTAGTATCATTTAATAATTTAATTGTAGATTGTGTTTGTGTAGATGATAAGCCAGAAAAATCTTTATTTATAATTTCATTTATATTAGTAAATTCATTTTTTCTTAATTTAGCTGTACCTAAATGTGTAATAGATCCAATTTCTTTATTTTTTAAAGCAGCAATTTTAAACGTAAGATCTCCACCAGCATCTGTTCTTAATTTATCTAATGATTTATTTCTATATTCAGCGTACAATTTTAATGCTTTAGTATTAATTTCTTTTCTATTAATTAAATCTTTTGACAATAAAACTGCATCTTTAGTAGTTTGATTAAGATCTTCTGGTTTAATATTTTTAAATAAATTACCAGATGACATAAAATTTTTACTTACATCAAATGCACTTTTTGTTTGTGTACCATGTGCTATCATTTGATTAGCAAGTAAAATAGAAACAGAATCTTTTAATTTAGTTGTATAATCTGTTTGATACTTTAATGCATTTTTAGGTTTAGCATTGATAGCTACAGCAAATACAGAATTTATATCAGGTGCTATATTAGAATTAAAATTAGCAGCTATATCATTTACTTTTTGATTAGTTTTTAGTTCAATATTATTTAATATAGATTCAGTACCTACTGTTACCATAGATCCTATGTTATCTTTTTTCATAGAATAATTAGCGTCAAATATAGCATCATCTTTTGCAATTTTTTGAGTAGTTGCATAATTTATAGCTGAAGCATTTTGACCAGCTAAATATTTTGTAGCGTATGCTTTATATGCTAATGGTACATTTTCTATTTTAGTTTTTGCATATGTTTCTGCTGCATTTCTTAATCCAGCAGGATCATATTGAAAATCAGTTCTAAACTTAGAATAGTTTTTATTTACATCATCTGTAAATGAATATAAAAAATTAGCTTCTTGTTTTTTTTGTACTACATTAAATACAGCATCAGCCATATTAGAAAATTCTTTTCCAATACTTTCTAAAGAAGTTTCTTGTTTAGGTATATTAACTCCACCTGTTTTTACACCTACTGTATATGTACCTTTTTTAACTGCCATTATATATCATCCTCTGGGTTGTTCATTGGATATGTTTTAACTGTTGTGCTTTTAGGATTTTTGTAAATTTGATAATTACCATATCCTTTTGCACTTGTTGAAATAATACTCATATAACCACCAGTTACTTTTGCTGATGATTTTGCTTTATCAAGATAACTAGCAGTATCTAATGCAGCAATAGTAGATGCTTTATTTAATCTAATGTTAGCAATATCTTTAGCAGCTATTCTATCTACTTCATCATTAATAGTTAAAAATGATCTAGAAGCAGGATCAAAACCAGATGCTGCAAACATAGCTTTGTTATTTTCTTTATCATTCTCTGCTTTTTCTTTACGTCTATTTTCTTCTTGTATAGCGTTTAATTCATTAAGCTTACGTTGTCTTTCATACTCAGCTAGTTGTGCTTTACTTCTAGCTTTTTCAGCTTGTATAGAAGAATATGTACCTATTCCACTAGCGACAGCACTTACAATTGCCAATGTTGCTGGATCTGCACTCATGCGAAAACTATCTCCATTGCTATTCCCAATATCTTTAGTGGTAAAGGATCACTTTGAGATATTGTGATTGTTGGGTTTTTATCATATCCTAAAAAATTAAACTCTTGTTTTCCACTTACTTTAGACAAATCCGTTCCTGCTGTAAATCCTAATTGTGTAATAACTAAGTTTTTAGATGTTTTGTCAGCAGCTTTTACAGTTAAGTTTAAAGAATCATATATATCAATATAAGCTTTAGATATACGTCTTGGTGATGCAGTTAATGGGCCAGTAGGTATTTCTTTATCAACTGGCATAGTTTCAATAGTTGGTGTGTAATTAAAACCAACTTTAACTTCTGTAGCTTCAGGTGATAATAGTGTAATTTGATCATTACTATCTATTGTAAATTCACCTAATGATGAATTACCATAAACAGCATTTATATCCATTTCACCATATACAGTATTAACATCATGTAAGTAACCTTTGATAAAAGTTATAGCAGCATTATCAGCAGGGGTAGAAACTAGGTTTTGATCTAATGTAATTGCATAACTACCAGATCCATTATTAGTTACAGCAGTAATAGTATATTCCGTACTGTCTGCATCTATTGTAAATACTTCATTAATTTGTGGATCAGATGTTAATCCATCTACATTTAAAACAGATCCAGTTTGAGAACCACCATTAACTAAAGGTGTTCCTCGTTGATTTAAAGTAGTTGTAGTTTGACAATCTAATGTTGTACTATCATCATCACCAAATTTTTCTAATGAATAAACAGTAGATCCATTTAATGTACGTTTAACAACTGCATATAAATATTCATTTATTGCAGCTATAGAATAAAATTCATCATTTTCTTTTGTACTCCACAAAGTCCATCCAGCTATTTTTTCATCTCTTACAGAATGAAACACAGCTAATTTACCACCATGTGTAGATCCACTATTTAAAAAAAATCCATATTGCTCTGGTCTTACAAAATTACCACGTAATACTGTTACTTGTTTTGGACTATCAATAAGATGTGCAGCTAAAATAGATATAGCTGTAGATTTATAACCACCTTCAATATCAGAATAAATAAATTCTCTAATTGTTAATCCATTTTTTTGAGTAAACATTGTTGCTTGATCAAATAACAATGGTCTAGTTCTATTACATCCATATGATGTTTGTTGTCTTACAGTAATATTAGATGGTGTAATAGCAGAAGTATCAGAAGATTGTGGAATATAAAATTCACCACCATCTGTAAATACTTGTAATTCTTTTGATGAAACTAAATGTCTTATTTCATTTACTTGATCTCCAGATAAATCTAAATCAAGAGCATCATCAGCACCAGAGTCGTGTACATCAAAATCAAAATACTCTGATATATGAGAACCTAATAATCCAGCAGGTCTAGATTTTAATCCACCAAACCATAAACGATTATCATGGAAACATACAGCTTGTGGGTAACCTCTTACAACTGAAATTGTTTCTTCTTCCCAATCATAATGTGGGCCAGTACCAGCAATACCCGCTTCAATAATTGTAGCTGTAACAACAGTAGAACTTGTATATCCTGTAATTTTTAATTGTTTACCATCAACTTTTAAATATGCACCAACATAATCAGAAGTAAAAAAACCAACACTAGATGTTACTGTTCTTCCTGTACCTGTTGCGTCTGTACTTAATGTTAATGTAGTGTCTGCTGCTTCATATTTATAAAATGGAGCATGAGTTTTATATGCACCAGAAACAACAATATCTTCGTCTGTTGCAAATGCAAATGTTTTAACTTCAAATGATGTAGCTGAATTTCTAAATATTCTTCTTATTGGATTATCTCTATGTGTAATAAATACTGTATCTCCAAACTGAGTATAGTTTAATTGAAATAATTGTGCTTCTGTCCAATTACAATTAGTAGTTATATTACCATCAATTAAAGATCCATCAGTAGGATCATACACATCTAACCTACCATTAGATAAAGCTAATATAGCTATTTCATCTTCAGAAAATACAAATGGTATAATTCTTGTAGCACCTGTTAAAGATTGTTTATATTCAGTACCTGCTCTACGCATAGCACCACCTTCTGCTAATAAAGCAAAGTTTCTTAATTGTTTAGCACCTTCATAATAAGCTTTAGAATCTGTACGTGTAGCTAATAAGGGATTAATTTCCCCTGCTGAAAAGTTTGTTTGTGTTTGACGTAATACTCTTGCCATTCATCTATGATTCAAATCTAGTGTTTTGTCTAACATTAACAAAACGTTTGACTTCTAATTTTTTATTAGTTGCTTCAGAAGAATCAATATGTTTTGCTCTAAGATATTGTCTTTCAGCTAAAGCATTAAATTGATTTATCATACTAGCATCTCTAGCAACTGAACCAGAAAATATAGATGCTAATTCATATTCTAACGCAGTTCTAAAATATGGTGGGAAGTAAGCTTCTTCTACTCTGTAAATGTAATCCATAATTAATGAATTACCAGAACCATATGCATCTACATAAATATAATTTTTATAACGATCATATGGAATAATGCTATCATTGACACTAATGCTAATGATTTGCAAAGCTTCAGGATCCGTTGGTATTTGATACGCATAATCATATTTACCAGCAGGAACATCAGAAAGTAAAGATAATTGTTTCTGGGTTGTAGCAAAGTTCCATCTATGTTTACATAAAGCAGATTGAACAATATCTTCGTAAATATTAGACGCAACTAAAGCTTCAGTAGATCCATCATCAAATGATGAAATAGGTTGTGCGCCCATCATTACTAGGGCTCTTGCACATATATCAATCTTTGTAGTTGCCATAATATTTAGTATGGGGGCAAGTTACCCTGCCCCCAAAGAATCAAAATGATTATGATCCGTTTACTACAGTTACTGTAGCAGCACCTGTTGCAGAAGATACAACTAAGATATCTACTGTTTGAGTACCACCATTAGAACCTACAGCAAGGATAATATCATTTTCCTTCAGTTCATTAGTTGCTGAGTTGAAGTAACCAGAAGCAGCGATTGTAGCAATCGCATCTCCATCTGTATAGAAGAATACAGAGTTACCACCAGCTTCAGCAATCTTTTTGATTGGGTTTGAAGTTTCGTAAGCCATGTTTATTCTCCTTTATTATTCAGCACACTTCTGAACTCTGATACCATCATCATCAATAATAGTCGCACCTAAAGATAGGTGAGAAGTTATTAAGTGAGATACCTTTTCAGGAATGTAGTTTACTTCAGTTTTAACATCAGAACCAACACCTAATCCCACAGAAGATTTGTGGAACGCTAGTGTATATCTGTCGCTAGAAGCAGTTGTTAAACCAGAATGTACGAACCATAAGAATCCTAACCATCTTTTAGCAGTCATGCCGCCTTTGAATGGTAATTCATCTTGGCCTACGTACTCTAGTCTAGTGAACTGATCAATACCTAATAGGTCAGACCATTGTTTAGGCCCTACTACCCAGTATCTTTGACCATCATCAGGAACATCATTCCCGTTGAAAGTTTCCATCATGTTCTTTGCTTTAACTAAAGACATACCAGTTGATGCGTCTGAGTTAACATTGTTTGCAAAAGCAGTACCAGCATCCATTACATCTCTAATAATGTCGTCTGTTTTTCTACCTAAAGCGTAAGCAGTAGATTGAGAAACTACTTGTCTTTCGTCAATGTTAGTTTTTAGTTCGTCTAGTTTGTCAACGAAATCAGCAGCATAGTAGTCAGTTAATGTAGCAGATACGTTACTGTGTGATAAATTCATTGCAACTACTTCAGCATGTCTTGCTTTAGTGTTTGCAGAACCTTTTGCTACTTTCTGAAACTTTACTGTATTTCCTTGAACATTATTTACGTTTCTTACAATGTTTTTAAGCTTAGATCCCATTCTTTGGTAAGCCATGTGGACTTCGCTTTCAAACTGAGTAATAAACGCATTAGTAATTGAAGTTGCCATTATAAGCTCCTTTTTTATTATTCAAGTTTATTTAATTACAAATACGATTGTCTTTAAAAGCATTGTCTAGTTGTCCAGAGGGCTAGATAACTTTTTTAGGTCGTGCAATAATAATGATATTATTTAATTAGAAAAACAACGCACATTACATCCATTTTTTGGGAATAGTTATAATATCACCAAATTCAATTGTGCCATCTCTGTCCATTGAATACGTACCAAATAATGTGATATACTTATCGGTTTCTTTGTATATCCACATATTAGTAGTAACTACTTTAGCTGGAGAAGTGCTCTCCATATCTTCTAGAGAACACCAACCAGTTTTACTTACTGCATCAATCCAATGCAGTTCTTTGTTAAGCTTTTTATAATTAAACTTTTTTATTTTTTGACGCATAAGCTTGTTCAAACAATCTACTTACTCTATCAACATATGATTGATCTCGTCTAGCAGAATCCCAATATCTAGGATCGTTCATCATAGATCTAAGATCATCTACATTTGGAGCAACATCTATTTGAGTAGGATTAGAAGGCATTACTGCACTTTGATTAAGTTTCATTATTTCTTCAATAGCTTGTACGCCTTCAGCAGTAGCTGCCAAACTAGAAAACGCTGAATAAGCTTCTGGTGAAAGATTTTTCTTTGACCATAGTTCTGCTGCTTCAACTCTTTCTCTAGCATTGTCACCTAACTTATTCATTTCTTCATTAGCATCAGGTAATGCACCAACTGCATTTTCAACAAACATTTTAACACCTTGATCAAATTGTTCTTGTGATAATCCATTTGACTTAGCTGTTTCTTTCCACCATTGTACTATTGGCATATCATCAGATACATCAAGAGTTACATTTTCAGGAAGTTCACCAATGTTAAGTTCATAAGCTTCAGGTGTATTAGCTGCTTTTTCTTTTTCAATATCTTCTCTAACTTGTTTAGATAACTCATCAGTTCTAGATCCTAGTTTTTTTTCTAATGAATTATAACTTGTAGCTAACGCTTCTAAGTTAGGTTCGTTTTTATCAGCATCCCAAAACTTTTCTTGTATAAAATCTGGTCTGCTAGATTCTGCAACAGCACTTTCATTAGGTGTTGCTGTTTCAGGTACAACTTGTGTTGTAGTATCTAAGTTTTCGTTACTCATTCTTTTTTCCTTTTTCTGTTCGTGTTTTAATTATACCTACAAGAAACCTTTGGCCTTCTAAATGCCAAAGAGCATTGGTGTCCATATTAGGCCCAGCTACCATGTCTTGTGTTATAGACGAAAGGTATTTTAAAATTTTATCTCCATTTTCAGTAGAAAACAAAGTAGCAAAAGCTTCGTTTAATAACTTCTCTTGCTCTGGTGTTCTAATATATCCATCAATACTAACTCGTTTAGGTTCTTTAGGATTATTAAGATTGTTCCATGTCATTTGGACTTCCAGTTGGTGATTGTTGTAAGTTAGATATTTGATTTACAAGTTGCTGTTGTTCCTCTCTATCTCTTATTAACTTTTCAGGAAGATTCATTTTTTCAGCAATGTATCTGGCAGTTTCATTTTGATCTACAATTAAGTTGATCATTTGAGGGCCAAATGTAGCAGCAATAATTTGATTAAATCTATTAACATCAGCAACATCTTGTAAGTGTTGTGCTTTTGCTAATGGAGATCTAGCAACAACTTTAACTTCTCTACCATTAATTTTTGGTATATCAATTCTACCTTGTTTAGATAATATTTTAATTATTCTTCTAAGTAATGGATAAATTAATTCAGATTGTAATCTACCAAACGAAGATCCAATCTGTCTAGATAAATCAGCCATTCTTTCAGAAACTTCTGTAGCTGTCATAGGAGTACCTTCTGGTCTGCCTAATGTTTCCATATATAAAGCTTTTTTAATATTTGCTCTCATGTCTTGTAAAACAAGTTGTGCAACATCAAAATTACCAGCACCATTAATTGGTTGTAAACCTCTTGACCCAGGCGCAACAGGAATTAATGACCCTGGAACAAGTGAAATATTTTCAGGATTAATTACTCCATCATCTTCAAAAGTATATACTCCAGAAATATTCATTTGAGCATTTTCTAAAATTAATTCTATAGTTAAGTTACAAGTTTTAATAGCACCCATGGCATTAAATACTGGGCCTCTACCATATACTTCGCCTGATGCTTTATTCCATCTAAATACTAAATATGGATTAGAACCTTCACCTTTTAATTCTTCTTCGTAAATAATTGTTTTAAGTTCTTCAATAACAACACAGTATTTATATCTTTCTTGATTTGGTTTATCATAAAGTCTGTAAACTCCTTCAATAATTTTAAAACGTCTATTATTTTTATTTAAAGTTAATACATCAAAGTTTTCTGGTAATGTTGCTTTAGGATAAATAATTTTTATTTCATCAGGAGAAACATATCTAGTTCTAAAGATAGTATCTATTCTATTATCAGATCCAGATAGTAAAGATACTCTTGGTAAAGGAACAGCAGTAAACTTAATAGGATTAATAGCATCACCTTCTTCAACAAGGAGAACGCCTGTACCAATTGCAAGATCCATAAAAGATTCATGGATTTCTTGATTAAAATTAGAATTTTGTAAAAGTTCAAAAACATAATTAGTTATTTCATCTAACTGTGAATTAACTTGTGCTTTCTGTTCATCAGGTATTTCAGATCCAGCTTGAAAGTCTGCCCATCTAGCAAACGTTGGAACAATACCTGCTTGTAATCTAGAAGCAAATTCCTGTACACCAACTACAGCAGTTTCATCAAAAATTTTATCATTTCTGCTTTCACCCATAGACTCATCATAGAAAGACTCTCTTTGAGGTAAACAGTATTCATAAGCTTCTTCAAACTTATCTTTCCAATGATCTTTAACACCTTGTGCTCTAGCAAACTTTTTTAAAAATGCAGAAACTTGTGTGTCATCAGATTGATGTGATGGTGTATCGTTTAAATTAACGTATGCCATTATTTCATTTTTAATTCTTTTTTAAGAATAGTCAAAGCATCTGCACCAAACTCATCCATAAACATTTTACGAATTTCATTTGCTCTACCACCAGTTATTTTACCAGTTAATACTTGTTTCATTTTATCAACTGTTTCTTGTTCATATACAGGTGGCGCTTTTCTTTCAAATAAACTACCATTAGTTTTCTGTGCTTTTATTGCCATATTAACTCCTTATTCTGCTGTATCAAAATAACCTCTACCACCTGCTCTACCAAATAAAGATCTTGATCCAATTAAACCTCTACGTTTTCTAGATTCAAATCTAGATGCTTCTTGTTCAGCCGCTAATTTTTCAGCTTCTGCCGCAGCTTTTTCTTCAGCAAGTCTTTTTTCCAGTTCTGGATCTGGCGGTGGTGGTGATGGTTTTTTAAACGGGTTTCCCATAGTAATTCCTTAATTAGTTTCCCAAAATGACTTTATTCCTTTTTTTTTCAACGCACAATATAATTGATATGGTGTCCATACAAACCAATTCTCATATCCAATTAATCTCATAATAAA